TTTATATTCTCTAGGCACGATAGCTTTAAAACAAAGTTCATCGTTTTGCGCAAAATCTAACGTCTGAACATAATAAACTACCGCACCTATAGTTAATTCGTATTGAGCTATACTTGGCTCTGTTCCCGCTGCACCGTAAAATGTATTTGCAATCGTATAACGATGATCCGTAAGTGTAAGACGATCAAAATTATAGGTCCCTGTTCCCGTACCTCCCGATGTTCCCAACGATCCACTATGAGGGTTGCTCGCGGCGTCATGCTCAACGCACCAATCCCGCAGGTTGTTAAAATCAGTATGATCGTCTGGGCCTATTGCATAACCCTCTGGACTAATACCGCTGTTGTCTCTAGTTTTTGTTAAAGGTGGGACAGCCATTATGCCACTCTCCTTTGTCCTAAATTCATCATTCGCATACCTATTTTTTGCATAGACCAACCCCAATTTCCCGACTGACTTATTTTAATTCTTAAATATCTGAAAGGTCTGTGTCCTCCTCCATCAACAATCTGCAAACCCGCTCTTGCATATGGAGCAGGGTAAGCAAAAGGATACTCACCTGTTGAATCGCCAGGTGTAAAAGTGCCTGTATAAGTTTTTGTACGCTTCGCATTTCTTAATTCCAAAATTACACTTAATGAATTATCTCCAGTTGCGTTTATATAAAACAAAAGCTCCCGAAGGAGCTTTACTTGGGTTGAATCACCCATATCAAACCAATTACTTTTCCAATGATTTGCAAGACCGCCTCCGTCCACTTCCCACGATCCAAACGAAACACCTTTTATAGGTGGATCGAATTTCAAAATCTTGCCGTTAGACAATCCTATTAAAAAGTATTCATGTTTATCCGTTGGATCTCTGACTACTGCACAACAAGTCGCCTTTATATCTGCTATAGGCCAAGTGCCCCCTGCATCTGTATCTATCAAATATCCAGCATCGTTAGGATTATCGCCGGACAATCCAGAGGGCGCAAAAAATAGATACTGCTTCTGACTTGAATAATAACCGCCTACAGCATTTCCTATATTGGCATGTGACAACTGCCTATAATGCGGCGCGATTGTCGGACTCACTGGAAAAGGCGGTGAAGCTTCCGGTATTAAATAGAATCCATCTAACCCAGGGAAAATAGCTCCAACAATCTTTTCTCCTTTAAGATAAAACGTGCCGTTGCCGATGGCGTAGCCTGATGAACAGCCGATGCCTGGATACGCTTCTGGATAAAAAGCAAAAGTTTCAGCGCTCGCTCCCATCACAAGACCGATGGAATCTTTTTTCAAACCTAATAGACGGCTCTGTTGCGGACATAATCCGGTCAATTCTGTTGCTGACGAAGTTCCGAAATTCCAATAATCGTCTGTAGTGTTCCAGGAAGTCTGAGACCATAATCCGCTTCTATAGGCTCGTTGTGGATATGGAGTTGCGGCAACAGTACAATTGCCAAGGACCAGGAAACCACGATATACAGCAATATATTTTCCTTTAGGCGGCGAACCTCCAAGATCGGCGGCGCTGCCTGTGCCGTCTATCGCCCAAGGCGCGTTCACGCCGTCTGTGCCTACGAGCTTATTGTTGAAAGTAGCAAATTGAACTTTAGTGTTGGCTGTTACAGTCGCCGTGCCGGTTACATTCACCCACGAATCGCCGGATTTTCTTTTAATGTAAGCTCCGGCTGTAGCGATTATATAATCACCACCTGAATCAGTATGATATTGATATATGCCAGTGACAGCTTCACCATTAGAAACAGGGTCCTCAGGATACCCCACCGCGCCATACATTTTATGTAGAGCTTTATCTTTCCCATATACATTCTTGCAATCCATTGATTGGTTATCATCGATATACTCGTTGCTTGCATTTAACCCACCTGACAAATCTTTTAATTCCGTATAGCCTGCGCCTACTTCTTCCCAACTCATGGCAGATTCCAAAGATAGACTTCTTGTAAGAAGTCGGTTGACTGAGTTTCGCCGCTGAGATTTTTAACGTAACTTCCGTGCTTGTGATTAAAAACTTTGGTGCGCTCTTTTATGAGAGCAATGTTTTCAGCCTCCATCTTTTGAGCTTTGTCAAATTCCTGATAATGCCGTCTGGCTTTGGCTTCAAAAGCCATTACTAAACATTCCTCTAGTTCCTCCGGCACTTCAAACCTGTCTGAATCTTGAACAACATTGGTAGGCTTGCGGATATAAGGATACCTTATCGAATACGCATCAGCCGGCACGCAAACAAATCTAATCCAAGGGAATGTTGCAAATTTTACCTCTAAAGGAAGTGTGACATTTGTTACCACACCCGCATTTGCTGTGACTGTTACTGTGCCGTTAGTGGGTAAATTTTTATTTACCTCATAGATATGAGTGAACTGCGCAGTTGTGCTGACCGCCACTGTTCCTGTAAGTGTCTCAACCTCAGTATATTCCAACCCGCTAACTAATCCCCTAACCCGTACTGTGTAATCTGTAACATCAGACGCGCTGTTGCTGACGATAGCAATAGCACTTGCCGAGGTAGGTTGCGCAGAAACGCCTGCGTTCGCAATTCGATAATACGAGTAAGGCAACCCTGTGTTAGACCTGTTGATATATACATGAGCTTCGTCCTCTTGATCGCATCTATCAACAATATGTTGATTGGTTGTATCAATCATTTGCACTGGAATCCAACAATTAGCCGCTAAAGCATATGAGCCAGTGCTTGCAACTGTAGTTAACGTTCCTTCCTCTCTCAACCAATAACCGCCGGAATGAGCCACAACAACCGTGTAGGCATCCCATACCTGTCTCTGAAACCAGGCGTTAGTTAATAGATCGTCTGCATCAACTACCCTACCGCCGATTTCCGTTTTTATATCTGAATAAAGAAGCATGATAACCTCAAGGAAGAGCGCCAAGGGTTTTTCTTATCGACGGGAAAGATAAGAAAGGACGCTCAACCGTGAAGGCATATCGGGGGATATGCTGATACAGTTTCACAGTTTACATTGATAATTGCGGCAAATTTCCGGTCGTTCATCATAATGCAAACAATAATATTCTTTTGTTTCTTCGTTTTGCTTCAACCATTCACAAACATACGGAATAATTATTTTGATACTTCCATTTGTATGTTTAATTTTGCATCCATGAAGTTCAAACCATCTAGCATCGCTCTTTCCATTCTTGTCAACCGGTATTATCGCACTTGCGTATTTACAGCATTTACCGCATCGTTTGCACATAACACCTCAAGGAACGGCCCTTTGTGGGCCGAACCTTCAAATGTAATATTATTCTGCATCCACGACAGGCATAAGCAGACCGCTCTTCTTCGCCTCTTCAACTCCGTAGTTCTCAAAGAATACCATACTGTTACCAGTAACGCAGTTACTTTGAATAGTTGTATTACGACCATTGATGCAGTTGTAAGCAGTGACTCCGGTTGAATGTGCAACAAAGTTCACAACAACTGTATCGGCTTTCGCATTGGTGAATACGTTGTGGTGAATGTAACAGCCGGTTGCTATTGCAGCATCGTAGATCGCGCCATTTGTAAAACCAATGCTATCCCAAATGAAGCAATTTCTGATTTCAACATTAGTTGCCGCGCCTTCCAACTTAATACAAGAAGGACATTCAACAACTGTATTATACGCTCTAACGTTTTCGATTAAAGCATCATCGCCGTCGGCTGTGACGGTTATCATATCAACGCAATTTTGCGTGCCGACTGAACCCAACATGCTGATGTCATGCACCCAAGCGTTAGCTCCGGCGACATTGATCTGTGCCGTCTGAGCATCAGTGGACGGTCCTGCGAAATTGATTCCACCGAACTCATTCTTTGCTCCGGTAATCGTCACTGCATCAATTGCGCCGTTACCAGTGATCGTCGGCCTGTAATACCCTTGGCTCAAACCAATTACTGAAACACCTGCGGTATCCAATGTGATCGCTGCCGTTACTGTCTCAGCGTGAAACGGAAGGACTAAAATCGTGTCGCCCTGACTTGCCGTTGCTTTATTATAAGCATAGTCAATCGTTGCGAACGGCGATCTAATGTCCTCACCGCTTCGCGTTGCTGAATCCGTTCCGGTATTGCTATCCACATAAATCACTTTCTGAGCTGCCGTTTTCTGAAATATCGCTGAATTGTAAGCGTCCAGAAAACGATACCCGCCCAACTGTCCTATTCTTTTCATTGCTGCTGTAACCATTTTG